TTTATTATTGTTATAATAGTAATAACGTTTTGGAGAATCCTCCCGTAGATGCTAAATATATAATTCTATCATGTCATTTTAGTACGGGCCCTACATATTTTCGCTTGCGGTCTTTCTTCCGTGGCAATTACGACATAGTGCAATTAAATTTTCCACATCATTCCCGCCGCCATATTCTAATCGTATTTTGTGGTCAATTTCAAAGGTGTGATCTAATTGGGACTTACAGTTGCCACATTTCCAATTCTGATTGGAGGCCACATACTTCTTTTTAGTCTCGCTGACCGAGCGTTTTGTTCCGGTTTTGCCCGAACTGGTGATTTTTCTTTCCCCGCAAAACCCGGGTGCCCTTACTCCATTAAACGACTCCATAAAGCTGCCTTCTTCCGTCTCATTTTTGGAGGTAAAATCTATAATCGGACTCAACATGTCCATAGAGGTCTTATCAATGGGCATAAATTTGACCATGTTATTTGCGTATAGCAGCATACTTCTGCCCTGGTTCGGGTTTCTTTTTAATAAGACGTATATGCCGACGCCTAAACAAACGTAAAATATCATTTTGTAGTACTTTTTGAACGATAACAACATTTTTGTGTATTTACCATCCATGTATGCGTTATATACAAAAAATGCGGTTAAGCCCAATACAAATATTTCAAGTCTCATCTATATTTTACTGATATAAAATATATATGAAATAATAATGTCCTAACCGAACATGTTAACATTCTTCACCAATAGTTACGCAACCATTTATTGGCCGTATGCGCCTTGCAATTGGACAGTCTTCATCATTTGTTGCTGGCCACTGCTCATTCTGTACATGCCAAACATGGCCAACGCAATGAGAATGTAGGGCAACAACACCAAAAACCACGAAAGAGCCTTAAATCCCTTCTGGCACAACCATCCTAAAAGGAAGGTCCAGATGAAGGCGAAAAATAACTTGAAAACAACCGCCATTATTCTAACTCCGCTAAATAGCGCAACAACGGAGGCAATCACCGCGATCGCAAAATAAATCTTGGCCGGGGTGCACAGTTTACTGAATTCAGTGTTCATTGTTATACAATATTACAAGATTTTATTTTGGTGACAGAAAAACCGGGTTTTTAAATCGCCTGTATTTTGGACGTCGTTTAAAAGACAACGAGGATTTCTGATGCATCGATCTTCTTTTACGCGTTTTCAAACCGGAAGCAATATCTGAACCACTACTAACCAACTTCATATATTTTACGCTGTTCAAACAAATATCAATGAGATCTCCCAATATTTTCAAGTCGGCATACAACATATGCATTTCGATTGAACTATGTCGCGGTTTGTATAAATATTCAATAAACATGAATCTCAAGTGATTAAACATATTAATTTCTGCACTATTTAACGCGGAATGATTTGTGTATAATATTTCGAGCATAGGATAGTAAATATTCAAAAAACCGTAAACGTCTACAATTTTGATAAATACATTATCCAAATATTTGCGCAAGTTCAATGTCCCGTCTTTGCGAAATACAGTAAAATGCACCAAGACATTCACAATATAATCCACTATATAGGGCATCGTTATTTGTGTTTCTATTGCCTTGGGCATATTCCGCGAAGAAACATTGGGAATACTATCACTAAATAGCATATACATGATTTCGTTAATAAACTTGTAGTGACCACCGCCTCTTTCCTTCATCCAATCGACAACAAATTGTGCTACAAATGGCTTCAACTGTGCTTCATCTGGGGTTCCACCATCCTTAATAAATGATGTGTACTTTTCAATAAAATCGTCGGAAAAAATAATCACGGAAAAGGGCACGTTAAATTGCAAAGGTCTATTTCGCCAGGTACTCGGAAATGGTTCGTCCTCGAATGGAACATAATCAGTAGACAATCCCCAATCAATTAGCCGTGTTTTTAACCCAGAATCCGGTTTTGTTTCCTGAACCAATACATTCGAATCTTTAATATCACAGTGATAGATGTGTTTTTTATTCATTGGGACAATTCCATTTTTTAACAACTCGACCAGACTCACGTGCACCCGGTGCATTTTTTCAATGGTACCGTCGGTATATAAAAAGTCATCAACGGGTACACCACCATTTGGCATATTTAACATTAATAATTTGTCAAGATTTTCATTAATATTTCGCCGCGTAATATCTTTCTTCGGTAGGGCGGTGCATTTCTTAGTGAATGCGGTTAAGTCGTCTGTGGTTAATTCTGCGGGTTTACACAATGTCGCATCATATAGCAAAAAATAGTCTTCGTAGTTCTTGATAGTGTCTAATTTGGATTTGAATGCGTTAATCTCTCTGTATTCGGATATAGCATGTCTCTCTGTCATTAACTTGGAGACCTTGCCTTTTTCTCTGTGCGCGGCTCCTTCGCATTTTAACGCGGGAGTAAATACGCACCCAAATCCACCTGATGCTAATACCTTCCCACCCTGTTTGGCTCGCGTTCTTGCATTGGTTCTTGTTTTCGCATTGGTTCTTGTTTTCGTATTGGTTCTCAGGTTCATATTTGTTTTCATATTTACAATATATATATATATCTATGATATTAAAATTGGGCCCTGTAAAATTACTTGTCGTATAAATAATATATTGCGCCGGAGAACCCCAGAATTATTGCCGCATAAATTACCCTCTCTCTAATCTTGTAGTATTGCCCAAGCTTCTCGTCGTGCGACTTATACTCATCATAGTATTTTATGAAAAAGTCGTTAAGTGATAGCTGCGGCTTTTCAAGTTTTTCGTTGATCTTATTGTGTATAAAGTGCATCCACCGAACAAAGGAGTCTCTATTATCCAAATATGGCGCAACCGGATATTTGTCAATCAGTTTACTAAACTCGCCGGAGATCTCCTCCACCGGGAGAAACAGTGGTAGATTCTGAATAAATTCATAATACTTCTTTTTGGTTACGGCATTTGGATGATGGGGATACGTCATTGCTAGTGTATGTAAAAAAAACCAATAATGAGGCCCCCATACTTTCGGGTCTAAATATACCGCTGGCATTAATATTTTACACTATAAAAATATAGAATATTAAACTATATGTTTCTTGATTATTTTATTTGATATTAGTTTGATATTTATTATGAGAAATTGGTAAATGATCTAATGCACAACGATGGAGCTGGAGAATGTTGCGCACACCAGTTAAACATGCGTGTAGACGAGCCTCTCCCCTTAGTAGAGCCTAATTTAACCGAAACTGCGGCTATTTTATTATTCCCACCAAAACGTTTTTGGTTCAAACCTAAGTTAAACAAACCACTCCCGGACATTATATTATATTCGTGTAAAATAATACTGAAAATATCATTTAAACATAATGCCGTTATTATAATAGATATATTGATATGAATAAACCCACAAATATGAATACAATAATGAATCCAAACATGCATATGAATATGAGTACAAACATGCACATGAATATGAATACAAACATGCATATGAATACGAACATGAATACCAGCACAAATACTAACACGTGTAACAACTGTGGTAAACAAGGCCATTCATTTCATCAATGTAAACTGCCTATCATCAGCTACGGTGTCATTGTGTTTAGACACAGTGAATACGGACTGCAGTTCTTAATGATACGCCGCAAGGATAGTTTCGGTTACATTGACTTTATCCGTGGCAAGTATTCACCGTATAACATCTATCAGATCCAAAACATTGTAAATGAAATGTCGGTGGAGGAAAAGAACAATATTCTAACTAAACCGTTTGATGAATTATGGAAAACAATGTGGGGTGGAATGAACAGCGGACAATATAAAAACGAAGAAATGGCATCGTTAAAGAAAATAGAGTTAATTAGAGAGGGGGTTAATATTAACAACGAGATGGTGACCCTAAACGACATTGTGCAGAGAAGTACGACCAGCTGGCCGGAACCAGAATGGGAATTTCCAAAGGGACGTCGCAATTTTAAGGAAAGAGACGTGGAATGCGCCTTAAGAGAGTTTGAAGAGGAGACGGGTATATCGGCAGGTGCTGTTTCTCTTGTAGAAAACGTATTGCCATTTGAAGAGATATTTATCGGGACAAATTATAAGTCGTACAAACACAAATATTTCTTGGCTCACATGGCCGAAATGGAGGATTACTTGGATAATTTTCAAATAACTGAGGTGAGTAAATTGGAATGGAAAACAATTGATGATTGTTTAGCAGTTATAAGACCATATAATTTAGAAAAAAAACAATTAATCGCGAATATTAATAAAGTTTTACAAGAATATAGATTATATTCATAATATATAGTAATATGACAGAAAATCCACAAAAAATGAAACGGCTAACTATAGATGATTCAAGTAGTGACTCCGCTTCAACCAGAGGCGTTGAGCCGCAGGGTTCCGTGGTAAGCGAAGAGCCTGTTCTAACAGCGCCTTCGTCAGAGCCACCAAGCAACTCCAGTATATTAAACGCCTCTGATATGCCAGCGGATGACTTGGAAGCGGAGTACGATAAACTAAATTGCACTGATGAAAACTATTATACTCCAGAATGCAACAAGTTTTTGCTCAAACGAGAGCTGGTAGAACGAAACTATCTTGATGAGCACCCAGATGAAGACCCGTACTTGTATCCCAGCTTAAGCGACACCCTTTTTAATGTCAAAATTGCGACCAAGAAAGAGTTTAATGACACGAAGTATGAGGGTCCGGACTTCCAGACATCAATCAAAGAGCAGGCAGACATTCTAGCAAATGCGGATTTTGAATTGCAACCTCATCAGGCATTTGTGAAAAACTTTATGTCCTTTCAGACACCTTATAATAGTTTATTGCTTTATCATGGATTAGGAACAGGTAAAACATGCAGTGCCATTGGAGTTTGCGAAGAGATGCGAGAGTATATGAAACAGATGGGCATCACCAAGCGAATCATAATTGTTGCGTCCGAAAATGTGCAGGACAACTTTAAGCTGCAATTATTTGACGAGAGAAAGCTAAAAGAGGTGGATGGTCTGTGGAATATTAGAGCGTGCACCGGCAACAAATTACTTCAGGAGATTAATCCAATGAATATGAAGGGGATGCCGAGAGAAAAGGTCGTAAGCCAAATAAAGAATATAATTAATACCTACTACATCTTCCTTGGTTACGTGCAATTCGCGAACTACATTATTAAAACCATGAACTACAATGAGGAGATGGAGAAGCAGCGCGCCAAAAGGACTACTGAAAAGCGGAAAATACAAATGCTTAAGGACGTTAAGATTGAACTGAATAGCAGAATTATTAAGCGCCTCCGCAACGAATTTGACAACAGACTGATTGTGATTGACGAGGTTCATAATATTCGTAAAACAGACGATAATGCGAATAAAAAGGTGGCGATCAATCTTGAGTTGCTTGTGCGGGCGGCAAAGAACATGCGCTTCTTGCTTCTCTCTGCGACACCCATGTACAATAGTTACAAGGAGATTGTGTGGATGCTTAACTTGATGAATACAAACGATCGAAGAGGCAGAGTTGAAACCAAGGATATTTTTGATAAGAATGGTAACTTTAAAAAGAATGGTGAAGAGACACTGATCCGGAAGGCCACAGGCTATGTTTCATTTGTTAGAGGCGAAAACCCATACACCTTTCCATACAGAGTTTATCCGAGTGAATTTGCTAAGGACCACACATTCCCGGCCATCCCATACCCCTCTTACCAGATGAACCTTAAAAAAATCAAGCACGAAGACAAGAAGCGCATTTTGAGTTTATATCTTGTAAAGTTGGCCGAATGTCAGACATGCGGAAAGTGCCAATACTGTGCATACCGCTACATTATTCATCAGCTGCGAAATAAACAGTTTTCAGTAACGACGCGAACCGGAATCGTAAAGGAACTACCCAGTTTTGAGAATATGGAGTCATTCGGATACACATTGTTACAAGTACCGCTGGAGTCCCTTATCATTTCTTATCCAATTCGCGGGTTAAAGGCCG